CGATATCCTACCTTGTGTGAAAATTCGTACGAGGTTCCTCTGCAGGTGGAGGGAGTGGATATCAAATGGGCCCCTTGGTGTGTGCTCGCCGAACCGTGGACTGTTGCCTGGGACTGCAGCAGCTCGGTGGGTATGTGCCCTTACACCCGCACAACTGTCCACTGACGGAGCGCGAAGGTATTTTGCGACGGTTCACCCAGGTTGTTCCTCTCCCCACGGAGTTGGGCATTAGAACCCTGGAATCTGTCGCAGAAGTCATCCTGGCAGACAAGAAGCCGGGAGGATTCACCCTCGTACCCCGAAACGCACCATTGGGTGAGGTCGAACACTTCTTAGCTAACAAACCAGCAAAAGCTAAGCGTAGATATGAAGAGGCAAGGGCAAGGAAAGTATTGCACGGTCTCAAGAATAAGAACGCTCATTGCACATTATTTGTTAAGCCAGATGGAGTGGATCCACAAGCTAAGACTGCACCACCGCCCCGGGTAATCATATACCGGGACCCCGAATTTGCGGTGGAATTTTGGCGCGTAGTAGGTCCGTTAGAGCATCGCCTTTACCAGATACAGGGCTCCCCCGCAACATTGCCCAATGTTGGCCCTGTGTTCGGCAAAGGCAAAACCACGCATGAACGTGCTGCAATGATAGTGCAAAACCTCGAGGGGTTCGAAGACCCTGCCGTCCTGAGTATGGATGCGTCGAGATTCGACCGACACATTTCTCAGGCTATGCACGAGGCGAAGTTTAAGATTATAGCGGCAATGACCAATCCCGCGGGCCGACGGTTTTTAAGTAGATGGATGGAAGCATATTTGCACCCAACCATTCGAACAATGTCCGGAACTCGTATTAGGGATGCCCCGTGCACACTTAAGAGCGGGGACATGGATACGGCGCTCGGTAACAATATATGCGCCTGGCTAATCCATGTGTCATTTTCCCTCTTTCTGAGGGGACGTCACCCCGACCAAAGACAGCTCGAGTCCGTGGTTGGTACTTTCCAATATCTCCGGCAACATGAGTACGCCGTTTTAGTAGACGGCGACGACTGCCAGTCAATCGTCGAGCGCAGCAGCTTAAGGACCGTACAGCGGCTGTGCATACCCTTCTTCCTACAAGTCGGGGTACAGATGAAAGTGGAGTCGGTGGCCTGCGAATGGCCTGCGATCTCATGGTGCCAGCACAACTTGCAACTCGTGGAGCCCGGACGCTACCAGATGGTTCGGAATCCGCGAAAAGTGATGAGTGCCGCCATGTCGGGGGTCAAGTGGAACGTCGTGGAGTCAATGGTGCGACAGCGCCTCGCTGCAATCGGCGAGTGTGAGTTGTGCCTCAATTCGGGTATTCCAGTGTTGCAGCCTTTTGCCCTTATGCTGTTACGCTGGTCCGCCGGTGCATTAGCTGCTGATGTATCGGACGAAGGTGTAGGTGTGCGCTATAGATTAGAGCGCAAGAAAGGATGGACTAGTGTGTCCAGACCTATTCACCCGGAGGCAAGAGTGTGGTTCAGCCGCGCTTTCCCGGAGTGGACACTACACAGGCAGAGCGAGGTAGAGTACTGGATGGAGCACGTCCAGATGCCAACGTCGAGCCACGAGGCGGTGTTCTCCCAATTGTCTTGGTGCTGGGAGACCGGTTCAATACCGCAGTTCGTGGCGCTCGATGACTCGCTCTAAGAAATCATCAGCCAACAAGAAGCGGGCCCCGGGGGGGGCCCGCAAGGTGGCCGGACAACACCGGCCTCGACCTAAGTCCCGAGCCTCTCAGCGGCTTCGGCAAATGGATCAACAGCTACGGGCTCTACAGCCAGGCAATGCACCGGGAACCCGGATTTTTGCTAAGCCTGGCCTTGATCTCGCAGTGTCCCACAGCGGCGGCTTGGAAACTCTCCGACGCTACGCAAGAATCCTGGTTCACCCCTTCACTGCTCCTCTCACTGGCATCCCTACTTACCCTGCTGTGCCATCGGTACATGCTAGGTGTGTTGAGGCGGGAGTCTTTAAGACTGGATCAGATGGGATTGGATTCGTCCTTGCTACCCCGACAATCTCCAACGGAAGTACTGTAGCGTATGTTAGTTCATCGACTACGTTTGCACATGAAGGGTATGCTAATGCTACCGCCGTTCTGTCCATCGGGGCACCGTTTGCAAACACGGACTTCGGCACAGACAAGCTGAAGAGCAGGGTAGTTGCGTGTGCGTTACGGGTTCGCAATACGACGGAGTACGGGAATCGTGGTGGTCAGGCCTATCTGTTTCAACAGCCAGATGGTGACCCCCTTGACACCCTTCCTGCCACTTCCTCGAATTGCCGGCGCTATGCTCAACAGGGATGCTGGAAAGCCGTTCCTTCAGACGGCAGCTGGGCCACGATCCATTGGCGCAAGACTGAGCCAAACCAGTATGACTATGCACCTCAGGGGTATGCTAGCCTTGCCCTCAAGTGCTTGTCGTGTTATGCCGTTGCTAACTCCCAGGTCCAGACCTATGAATGGGAGCTCGTCACAATTGGCGAGTACATTGGCGGCATTTCTGAGGCAAATGGGATGCTTCCCGGCGCTCGCGTGCCGTCAATTCATCCCAATGCGACCCTGGTTGACGCTCACGCAACTCATGCGATGGAATGCCTCACAGGGGCCCAAGCACACGAACCACCGGGCGCCGTCGCGGAGATCATCGCTCACGGCGCCGCGTTCGCCAAGGACATTGAGAGCACGGTCAATGCTGTCAAGTCTGCGGTCCCGGCAGTCCAATCGGCCTTTACTGCTGCGGCAGGCTTTATAGGACTTTGAGACCAAAAGGTCCACCTTTAGTTAAGAAAGCAATGTTCTGTCTTGAAAAGAGACCGGTTGTTACGATATAACATGCGACCCGAGAGATGGGCCCCCTGGTTATGTGGCCAGGGGTGGCGTGCGTCGACGCATACCGGGACTTACCCAACCCCGGAGGACGCTAACCGAGAACGGCTGATTCCGACAAATACGGCTATTCACACAACCTAACCTACCCCCCTGAAACCCTGGCTATACCGTCTGGAAAATTGGCGCGAGGTCGGGCTAGTAAACCACTCCAAACACCGTATGTAGAATCGCTGCGGCTAGTAGGGGTGGGTAAATAAGGGATGGAAGGGCCAACGTACGCAAGGCGTTCCCCGGGTGGCACCGGGTGTGATGGTCAGCTCCTACACGGTGGAGCTAGGGATGATCCGCTGCAAAAACACGACACCCGTGAGTGATCGGTACACATTACACTCCCACACGGCTCAACGTGATCAAAGGGTTCATGCCTGGTGCGCCAGGTGTTCGAGCCGCGGTAACCGCGCGAGGGAGAACGCGAAGGCTGACACGCGCCAACTAGGAAAATATGACGATCCGTCAGGCGCCTCCTAGGGAAACAGCTAAAATTGCC